GTTTGGTCAGTGACGCTACGAACCATCTGAAGGGGAACATAAGGACAATAAAACATACCAGCATCATAGGCAGAGGTGCCCTTGTAACCCATCACATAGTAGTGGGTGTTGCTGATGTTGGCAGAATAGGGGTCGATATAGACCTTCATCTTACCATTGATTGTACCAGCAAACAGGTTACCAGTGTCATCAACGTTCAGGTTAGCGTTCAGAGCAGGGGTGTAATCGAGTACACCAGCCATGGTCAGTGCAGATGCTACGTCAGCAGAGCACATGATCATGTTGCCCTTTCCTCTACGAGTGCGCTGTGCAATTGCGTTAGCGTCACGCTCGATTTGGAACAGGAGACCCTTGAACTTCTCAACGGACCAACGACCATTGGAGTCGATATCCAGGTCGAACTGACCAGCAGTTGCGGTGTTAGAAACAGCACCTTGCTCAGCAACCTTATAGATGGTTCTGATGACTTCTCTGTTGATCTCAGCAAGGATCTCAGTAGAGAGAATGTTAGCAAGTTCTGCTTCGGCATTCAGACCGTGGATTGCCTTGAGGTCTTGTGCCAGTTCCAAGGAGTACTCAGCTTTGAGTGCTCTGGACTTCGCAGTAACAGTAACCTTCTCAATGCTGAATGCCATCTGGTTGAAGGCATTGTTACCAGTGCCATCCAGATCTTCAGAGGTTTGAGTGGTCATGCCGCCACCAACGTTATACGCTGTGGAGGTAGCAGAACCAACAGGGTTCAGAACTGCGGGGTTAGAACCAGCCTGTGCAGTAGTACCCAGACCAGCGTTGGCGTCAGCGAAACCACCGGTCTCATCGAAACCAGCGTCCTGACCAGAGAATGCGGTATCAACTTCGTCGAAGAAGGTCTCAGAACCGTTCTGGTTGGTATACTTAGAACGCATCGCGAAGATGAGTCCAGTAGGACCAGACATAGGCTGAACACCTGCCAGGTCATATGCGACCAGGTTAGGCATAGAGCGTCTGATCAGGGAGATCAGAACGGGGTCGAAACCTGCAACAGGAGAAGCAGCACTACCGCTGAAACCAGCATTACCGGTTGCGGAAGGATCAGTGTTGACGTTAGGTGCCTCAGTCAGCATTCCGCCATGCTCGAATGCGGATTGCTCTCTAAGGAATTTTTCTTGGTTTTCAAGCAGGACAGCAGTAACAGCTCTTCTATGAGGATCAGAGATCTTATCACAACCTTCATGGTTGAGAAGAGGTGCCCACTTTTCCTGCAGATGCTCGGATTGGAACATTTGCTTTTACCTTTTGGTTAGTGGAAGTTTACGTTTGAATTGATAATAAATTCAGGATTTGCTCAGACCAAAGTTACCCATGGTTCTAAGGTATGCAGCCATTGAATCTGTGTATTGAACACCAGATACATCAGTGCCCTCAGACAGGGTTTCAGTTTTAGTCTGTGCTGGAGTCTGCTTGGAAGCGAAATACGATTCCTTCAGGGTTTCCAGTTTTTCACGATAAGTTTCTTCACTTTCAAACTCAACACCTTCCGCCAGGGAAGCAAGTTTTTCCTTTTGTGTGGACGCGAGTCCATCGGAAACTTGATCGAGAATACCATCTGCAACTGCCTCGGAGAGACGGTTATTCAGACCGATGTTCTTCTCAATTTGCTCGTTAAGCTTGGTCTCCATTTCATCAAGTTTTTCTACCATGCTCTCAACTACATCATATTTTTCTTCAGGGATTGATACATAATGTTCTTCAAAAAGATTTTTCATTCCAGAAAGGAATGATTCAGTCATTTCGGTTTTGATACCGTTTTCAATTGTGAGTGCGTTTTCTTCAAACCACTCATCAGCAACATACTCAAGGTAAGAATCAACACGCTCAGCAAGTGCTTCCTTCTCTTCATTAAGAGCAGCAGCAAACTTCTCTTCGTATTGCTCTTCCAGAGTTGCTTGAATTTCGCTAAGTTTAGCGTTGATAGCAGCTTCAAAGATAGTCTTTGCTTTTTCCTTGAATTCCTCAGAAAGTTCTTCGCCACCAAGAAGTGCGTTTACATCTTCTTCGAGGTCATACTCAGAAACCTCTTCTTCAGATTCAGAAACTACCTCTTCGGTGGTCTCTTCCTCTTCTTCAAGAACTTCTTCTGTGTCGAACTCTTCTTCTTCTTTTTTCATGGATTTCATGGAATCTGCGGACTTTGCACCTTTGGTGACTACGTCTTTGACCTGCTTGAGAGTTCCGCCTGGAGTATTCAGCTTTGCTGAATCATCATCAGGTTTGTAGTTCTCGGGGGTAGGACCACCAAGATCTTCGACCGAACCCAGTTGGGTTCCTGGATCAGACATTTTAGGCATTGCTTCAGCAGCCTTAGCACCACTGTTAACAGCAGTACGGGATTGTTGTGTCTTTACTTCCATTTCTTGTAATGATTTTCCACGGGACATTTGAACTCTCCGATTACCTTTCGATTTTAATCTATATTTATTTATAAAGTTACAAATTAGAAAGGAATTGATCGAATAAGAATAACTTATTCTCTTCTAACTGTTTTGTATCAACAAGTGTGTTAATCTGGGCATATGTCTTCTCCGCAAGTTTTTCGCGAAGAATACCACCGTCCCATACCCAATCTTTTCCTTCCATAATACCTTCAACGAAAGCATCAGGGGCAGATGGATCAGCAACAATATCTGCAGCAGTGGCGAGCATAAAGTCTTCACCAACAACGTTTACACCTTCGCGAGTTTGCTTCAATGAACCAATACCGCGAGAAGAAACGCCAAGTTTTACACCTTCATCAATCAGTGAAGCAGCAATCTTACCCATAGGGGTGCTGAGAATTTTTGCTTTACCGATGAAGTTTGAACCACTCTCTTTTAGAGAAACGATCTTGTGAGAAACACGGTCAAGATTTACAGTAGGACCATCAGGATGACCCAGTTCACCAAGTGCTCTACCAGAAGAAATGTTGCTTTCGTTATAACGAGCAACTTCTCTTCTCAGAGTTTCCATAGGATACATACGACCGTTACGGTTCTGAATGTTACCCTGAAGGAAAACACCTTCGATATACAGGCTCTTTTTACCGTTGCGTTGTTCAACGATAAATTCTACCTGTTCGATTTCTTCTGTGATGAGTTTCATTTGATTAACCTGTGAATCCTACTTTTGCTCCTCTCAATGTACCAGTCGCATATAAAAATTCACCTGGTCTCTTTTGAACATATTCAACAGTTCCATCAGGAATTGTGATGAATGCTGTTGTTGCAGCACCAACAATTGTTGTGAGTCCCACAGTTCCAGAAGAACCAGAAACATTAACGACTCTAACTACTGTTGCAGAACCAAAAGAATTTGCAGAACCAGCAAGAGTTGGAATTGCAATTTCATTTTCTATAATTAATGCTCTGAACATTGTATTAATACTGATATATTTTATTTATAATTATTCTATATCTTCTTCTGCTTCAGAATCTTCCACTTCGATTTCATCTTCACCAAAAATGCCGTTAGCAAGAACAGGACGGGCAGAATCAATTCTTGCTGCACTTTTTGCGAAGAGTAAATCCTTAATTGTATCACTGATCTGAGACGGAGATTCGTCAGCAATAATCATATCTAAAAGATCATCCACTGAAAAAATATTAGTAATTAACTACAAGTATTTATATCTCACCACCCTTAGGAATTTGAGGTGCTTCAGTTGCACCTTCATCTGGTGATGGTTCAACTTGAGGTTTACCTAAATTTGCTGGTGCCGTTGGATCAGGAGCTCCTCCTCCTGCTGCTGCATCAAATGGTAATCCTGTTGCTGGATCAATTGTTGAAGGATCTGGATAAAGACCAGCCTCAATTTCTTTCTTCATCAACTCATCTTGCTCAATAATATCCATATCAGTTTGACGAAGAACCTGACGACGAATGAAATCTTGTGAGTAGTACTTACCAATATATGGTTCTGCTGCCTGAAGAAGAGTCATTCTTTCATTCATCAGTTCAGCATCTTTTAGTTCAGAGAAGTGGTTATCATACAAGAAGTCATATTGAATATACTCACTCATATTCTCCCAGTCTTCTGGAGTAATGATATTCTTCAGAAGTAACTGAGTTTTCAGCATATCATTGAACATATTTGAGAATCTCTTTCTCAAACGCCCAACAAACTTAGTGAACTTCAGTTCATCTCTTAGGATTTCAGAAGATCTCCCCAGGTTAAACCCACCTTCTCCATCCATTCTTGAGGGTGGAACATTGAGTGCTCTGTATAGTTTCTTCTTAAAGTATTCAATATCAGTGATTTCTCCAAGATTTTGGCCTCCTGGCAGAGTTGAGATTTCTGTTCCCCTTCCGCCTTCTCTGCGAGGCAACCAAAAATCTTCAAGCATTGACATGTATTTTTTGTCATCTCTAATCTCTCCGGTATTTGCATCATAAACTAACTTGTTACGATATCTCATCATAACATCACGCAGATATTGCTCTGCTTTTACCTTTGGTAGATTTCCAACATCAATATAGAAAATTCTACGTTCTGG